TTCAACGTGCTCAACAAATTCTACTGTCCAAGCTAGATCAAACTTGCGTGGAGGTGTCCAGGAGCCAACAGAAAAATCATGAATAAAATGCTTATCCTTAATTTCTTCAGGTGGAGTTACAGAGAAGTCTCCATCTACACCAATAGCATCTAGGCCCTTTTCTTGAGCCATCTTGACCATCCAGCCAGGACCACAGCCAATATCTAGCCAAGACTTAATACCATACTTTTCAATTAGAAAATCAAGAGCGCCTTCGTCACAATGTGTGAAATCATCAGATCCACCAAGGTGCATTGGAACACCATTATTTGTCAAAACAAGTTTTACCATAATATCTCCATCAACATATTGTTTCTAGTGTTATTTTTTTAAGTTTTTCTGCATCATATTCCATAAATGGCGCATACTTTATACATGTATTATATATCTCTGGCCAAATGACTGGATCCAAGATTTCTTTATTCCATCTTTTAATAAACCCAACCAAATTAGATAGAATAATAATAGTCTCTATACATACTTTATTTCTCATATAGAGCTGAAGCAGTCTTGGATAATCTCCATTAATTGACTTAAGGTCTGCATCTATATTCTCTAGTTGTTCTAGATCATTCTTGAAGACATACGAGATAGATTCTCTTCTCTTTAACCAAGATCTGTAAGTATCTTCATACTTAGAGTCAGAAACCAAATCACCAATCCAAATATTTGGACCATATTCTATAAAGTTAGCTACTACAAAGTCTCTAGGATGATCCTTCTTAGACAGCTTATGAAAAGAGTACCTATCTCGTCTAGTCTCAAACGATTGCTTTGAAGCATTCGTCTTACCATTATACTTAAAGTAGTCATAATTACTACCAAGAGTAAAGTGTCGTTTCAAAGCCAGATACATCACGTATGCGGCATATGCATCCATTAGATATCCAATCGGGCAGTCTTTGGCAAATAATTCAGTTTCTCTGCTTCAATTTGAATCTTACTCTTGATATTTTCATTACTTTTAATCAAGGATGCAACACTTTCTACTTCAATATTATTCTTTTCACAATGCATAATAATTGCATCCATATAATCAATATCATGTTTCCAAACTAAGTTTTCTATAACTTCATAGAATTCCTTAGCTTTACTATTCATCACCATATTATCATCCTCTATAAAATTTATGATTACCAATAATCATAGTTAGTCTAGATGCTTTAGCCCAAACGGGCTTTACAGTATTATTATGAAAATACAAAGCACCTTTTGTAATATCCTCTTCACCATCTAAAGTGTCTTGAGCTACATCCATAGCTAACTCATAATCTTCTTTATTCTTTGGTACAAGAGATTTTCCTTCACACTTATAAGAAAATTGACACGTAGAATGATTCTTTTGATTAATAACTCTACAAATTGTGCTTGGAAATTTATGACTCTTTGACCTATTAACTATTACGTGTGCAACAGCTTTCTGGCCTTTAAGAGATTCGTTTTTACTTTCAAAATATACGGCTTCTGCCAAACAGTACAATTCTTTTTGGTCTACCGGTTTGATTTCTAGTGGCGGTTCCTGAATTTCTAATGTTGGTATAGGTGCGGCATAGTTGTTTTGTTCAATAATATCACCAATTACATCATGTTGTGGTATATTAGCATTAGCATTTATTGATATAGTTAGTACTGCCACAAGCGCAATTACTTGTGGATAATAGTTTATTTTGAAACCCATATGGCTTCTCCTTTATAGGGAGGAAGTCAACTCACTTCTTAGTTAATACCGAAATAAATTGTATAGATGATTCAAGTGTATCATTTGTAACTGTAAAGGTTTCGTCTGCCCTTACTTCAATGACATCACCAGCAGTAATCTGCACACTTGATCCATTTACCTCCATTGATCCTGAACCGCTTAGGATTATGATTACCGAATCCTTTGAGGTCTTACTTTCAATGTTACCCTGAATATGTCTCAGGGGCAGAACGACAATTTTATTTATAATAAGCTGATTTAGATAATCATCGGACTGAATTTGAAACATTCCGTTGTTTATGACTACTGGCGCATCAAAGTCATTCAGATTAGTCTTTTTCATATTAACTCCATTCATGTTAGTGGGCCCGTTCTGTTGCTAGGTGGAACCCATACCCCGGAATACTTACGCCGCTAGGCGGGTATCCATGCTTTCGTTGTCGTTAGCATTTATAAGTTTGAACTGATTGGCGGTCGTTTCTTACCGTGTTCTCCTCTTCCCATCCAATGTGAATCGATACTGATCGCCCCCATCATGAATACTTGAACTTGCATCTGATATACTCAAGTATTCATGGTGGAGGCGCCGGGAATCGCACCCGGGTCTTCACAACTTCAAGTCCGTATCACCGAACAATATATTTATAGTACACTATATTAGATTAATGTAAATACCTGTTCTCAAAAATTCTTATAAATAATCAAGTATTCAAGGAGATAATTGTGGCTGCCATTACACCTCAAACAAATACTGAAGAGTTTTATTCAGATTTCCAAACAAACTTTACAATACATCCAATTAAGAAAGATCTTACTCGTCTTGTAAATGAAGATGCAGTTAAGAGATCCATAAAGAATATCTTACTGACTAATTATTATGAGAGACGTTTTAGACCAAGATTTGGCGCAAATATCAGAAAGTATCTATTTGATAATATTACTCCTCTTACTCTAAGAGCCATTCAAAGTGATATTACTAATGCTATAAACACATATGAACCAAGAGCAAATATCATTGATATCAAAGTTTCTGCAGGAAACGATAACAATGAAGTAGATGTTACTATTACATTTACAACAATAAATAGATTACAACCAGTTCTGTTAAGCGCCACCATAGCACTAGACAGAGTCAGATAATAGGTAAAATATATGGCAGCAAATTCAGCTCTTGTAGTATCTGACTTAGATTTCGAAACTATTCGTAAGAATCTAGTCACATTCTTATCTTCTCAGGCTAGATTCAAAGATTATGATTTTAATGGATCCAATCTTGGTGTACTATTAGATGTGTTATCGTATAATACACACATCAATAATTTCTATACAAACATGGCCATTACTGAGATGTTCTTGGATTCGGCTCAGATTAGGGACTCTGTAGTTTCTAGAGCAAAGGAATTAAACTATACTCCTAGATCAGCTAGGTCTGCAGTAGCTTATATAGATATTGCTATAGCACCAAATGATGCTCCTTCAACAATTACAATTCCTCGCGGTGCTACATTCACGTCACGCATTGATAATAGCATCTACACATTTACTACTGCAGATCCAATTATTGTAACAGCATCCGACGCATATACTGCTAGCGATGTTGCAGTATATGAAGGAGCCTATGTCTCAGAATCATTTTTAGTTAATACAGCCACAAATGATCAAAGATTTATTATCAATAATCCAAATGTTGATACTTCTAGCATCAAGATTAATATTCAAAATTCTTCGGCTGATACTACAAATAGTGAATTTATTCAAGCTACATCATTACTTGGATACACTTCTACATCAAAGATTTTCTTCGTACAGGCTGCTGATAAGTCTAGATATGAATTAGTATTTGGGGATGGTATTATTGGTGCAGCACCAATCAATGGAAATGTTATTAATGCTTCTTACAGAGTAAGTAAGGGAATTGCTCCAAATGGAGCCGGCAGTTTTAAAGCTTCATCATCTATAGATGGTTATGGAACTTCTGTTATTACAGTAACTACAAATGAAATTGCATATGGTGGATCAGAACAAGAAACTATAGCCTCAATCAAGTTTAATGCTCCTAGACATTATCAAACTCAAGAAAGAGCTATTACTCTAGACGATTATAGAACTATTCTATTGGCTGAATATCCAGATATTAGAGCCATCAATGTTTATGGAGGAGAAAGCGTATATCCTCCTCAATATGGAACAGTATTTATTTCTGTGGATCTTATAAGTTATGTTGGAGTTCCAGAGGTACTAAAAACAGGTATTACAGCTTTCATAAGTGGAAAAATGCCTATTTCAATTGAACCTATAGTAATTTCTGCTGACTACACATATGTAGATTTGACCATTACTGCTTCTTATAATCTAAATGCTTCTTCTAAAAATGAAAACGACATTAAGAATGCTATTGTTCAAGCAGTTCAAGCCTTTAATACTGAATATCTAGATAACTATAATAAAACTATGCGATATTCTAAATTGGCTGCTGCAATAGATGGAGCAGATCCAAGCATAGTCACATCTGATCTTGTAACTAGAATGATTAAAAGGATTTCTCCTACTGTAGGATCTAGCCAACTATTTACGCTTGACTACCAAAATCCTGTAAAGGAAGGAACTCTTATTTCTGACACCTTTACATATAGTGGAGCTTTATCATATCTAAAAGATGCTGGAAATACTGAAATTGCTATTGTAACTTCTACAACTGATTTGACAGCAGCTCTTGGAGTCACAGAAGTTGTAGTAAAACATAATGTCGGAACTATTAATTATGAAACTGGACTTGCTTCTATAGATTTTCCAGCCCTAGATGATTATACCGGTGATTCAATTAAGGTATATGTGTCATCTTCTACAAATGATTTTGCTGTAAAGAATAATACAGTCATACTAATTGATAACGCTGATATTAACGTAACAGTTTCGGCTACTCGTGTATGAAGAATATAGAAAATAATATATCGACACTAATAGAATCTCAATTTCCAGGCTTTTATCAAGAAGATGGAGATAACTTTGTAGCATTCATAAAAGCATATTACGAATGGCTAGATCAAGATGGTTCAGAAGCTAGAAAGCTTTTAGAATATAGAGACGTAGATTATACTGTAGATTCATTTCTAGATCACTTTAAGAATGAATTCTTAAATAGTCTTCCAGAAAATACTGCGGCTTCAAAGGCGTTTCTTGTTAAGCATATTCAAGATCTTTATAAGTCTAAAGGAAGTTCAGAAGCAAATAAACTTCTTTTCAGGCTAGTTTTTAATGAAGATATTGAAGTCTATGATCCATCTGTAGATATTCTTAGACCATCCGATGGTATATGGAAAATTCCGCAATATTTAGAATGCTCACAATCTGATAGAGCCTTTACCTTTTTAGGACAACAAGTCACTGGTGCAACATCTGGTGCAACAGCATTTGTCGAAAATATTGTTAGAAAAAGAATCAATGGCAGATTTATTGATGTAATATATCTTAGTGATGTTAAAGGCCAGTTTGACACTGGAGAATACATCACTAATAATAATAGTCTCAGTGGATCTCCATATATTGTAGGATCTTTAAATGATATAGCTGTAACTTCTGGAGGAGCATTCAATGTAGTTGGCGATCTTCTAGATATATCTGGAACCGGAGGAGTCAGAGGTAGAGCCCGAGTTAAGACAGTTATTGACGGGACTGGTAAAGTTGCTTATACTATAATTGATGGTGGATACGGTTATCAAAACACATCCAGTATTATAATATCTAATGCCGTGATAACTACAAGTAATGTAAATGGATCTTTCTATCCGTTCACGAGTATAGTTCAACCTCTACAACTTTATAACTATAGTGCCATTACTGGAAATACATTTTCAGTTTCAGACGTTGTATCTGGATACAGTAATTCAAATGCAGTAGTAGCAAATGGTTATATTGTATCGTTGACTGCTAATAGTACAGCAGCCACTGGAAATCTAGTTATAAGCATTACAGGAGGAGATTGGAATCTAGCAAATACTGTAAGACTAGCTACGAATTCTTCTGTGAATGCTACTTTAGTATCTACATCAAATGTTTCTGCAACTGCTACATTAGTTGATTCTAATACTACTGCTATTGGCATATATTCTAATACTCGAGTCTTTTATGACAAAGGATATATTAAAACTTATATTGGAGAACCTGTTGGTCTAGTAAACGTTGCTAGTACTTCTACAACAGCTGTAGTCGGAACAGGCAATAATCATTTTGATTCTGAAGTTGCAGTAGGTGATACTCTATATTTCAGAGCTAATAATGCAGTAATTGGAGTTGTAAATTCTGTAACTTCAAATACAGGACTAACACTAGTTGCTAATGCAGCTTATGCAGTTTCTAATTCTACAGTTTGGAGAACAAACTATAAAGTAACAGCTAATACTGACAGAGTTTATAGTTCTGGTTCTGGAACATCATTTAATATTGGCTCACTAACTTCTACAGAAACTATTATTGTTGACGCAGATTTTCTTTCTGCTAACAATAGTGGATTAAAGCCATTTTTAGATATACTCATTGATGGTTCTAATTCTAATGTTGCTAGCAATGCATACGGATTTCCAGCTAATACTGCTAAAGGATATAGTAATATAATTAGCGGCATGTTAACTACTAATACAATTACTATTGGAACTATTCAAGCTCTTACATCTATTAATCCTGGCAATAACTATAATATTGATCCATTAGTTATAATTAGAGAAAAGCTTGTAGCAGGATATGATCGACCAGAGTTATATATCAATTTAGCAAATACAAATAGCTTATTCTCTTCAGGACAAACACTAACTCAAGATGGAGTAATTACCCGTAGCGTTCTGTCTGTATCATCTAATACTGGAGCATTTATTCAAGATGAAGGAGTTACACAACTTACTTCATTAGCTACTGGTACCATATATTCTGCTAATAGTACAACTTTAATAATTAATATTCTATCTGGATCATTTGTTACTGCAAATAATATTGTTGGAAATGTTAGTGGAGCAAATGCTGTAATTTCTGCTATAACTTCTTCTACTTCACAAAGTAGAGCAAAGGCAACTATAAGATCTATTTCTGGTAATACAATTGTTGTTGAACCAAAAACATTTAATTTTGATTTTATTTCATCTGCAAATGTTTATAGTACAGATAGTAATGATGCAGTTCAAGGCCTAGGTTATATCTCAGATATATCCAGAGATTATACATATAGAACCATGGGATTTAATGCTGATGTAAATACTGCAGTTACTTCTTCTAATGGTATAGTTACAGAGGTAGAAGTTCTATCATCTGGATTTGGGTATTCTAATGGAGTTTCATTAACTCTAACAAATACTGTAAATGCTCAATTACAAATTTTTGGTACTGCTATAGATACAAAACAAGGTAAATCTCAAGGCTTCTGGAAAGATAATAAAGGCAAGCTAAATTCAGATAAATATATTCATGATAATAAATACTATCAAGAGTTCTCATATGAAATACGTTCTAGATTGTCTCTAAATGTATATTCTGACATTTTAAAGAAACTCTTGCATATTGCTGGTACAGAACTATTTGGTAAAACTATTATTCAAACTCAAGAAGATATTACTCTTCAAACTCCAGGTGTAGAGATAGAGATAAACTAATGACGGTTGTAGCAAATACAAAACTTTTTAATGTAAGAAATAGTTTACAATACTATCAGCCCATTCAAAATGTGTCTAATAATCAATTCTATATCTTTGCTGGGCGTAATACGCCATGGCCAAATAATACTCCTCTTTCTATTTCAGATTCTACTACAGAAACAGAATATACTATATTTGAAGAATTAATCTTTGGTAAAATTGTTACTCCAGATGATACAAAGATGATGGTTGATCGATATGACTGGACTTCTGGAACAATTTATGCTCGATATGATGATCAAGACGGCGATCTCTTTACAAAAGCTTTCTTTGTAGTATCATATGAAGGCGGTGCATATCACGTATTCAAATGTATAGATAATGCTAGTGGAATTGCATCTACTGGTCAACCGCTGTTTAGCGAAACAGATGCAGATGAAGAAAACTATACTACTGCTGATGGCTATCGTTGGAAGTACATGTATACTATTGATACTGCTACATATAATAAGTTTACCACCACTGATTATATTCCAGTAGTTGCAAATACATATGTTACGCAATTTGCTAATAGCGGATCTATTGATGCAGTATTTGTTGTCTCTGGTGGGAACAATTATGTTTCATACGCAAACGGATCCTTTGCACAAATTGCCGTTGGTGGTAATACATTAATTCATGCAATTAATAATGGTTCTTCAAATAATGGATTTTATACAGGTTCTGCTTTGTATATTTCAAGTGGAACAGCAGTAGGACAAGTTAGAAAGATAACTGGATATACAGTTACTGCCAATCAATATCAAGTAGCAATAGAATCTGTATTTGATCCACAGCCAGATTTAGCATCGGCATTTACTATTGCTCCATATGTAAATGTTATGGGAGATGGAACAGGAGCGGCAGGTATTGCAGTAGTCAATACTACATCAAAAGCTATTCAGCGCATCGATATGGTTTCTGGTGGATCAAACTATACATATGCAAATGTTTCTATTGTTGGAAATACTGGCACCCTTATTGCAAATTCTGCATCTGCAAGAGCAGTTATTGCTCCTCATGGTGGCCATGGATATGATGTATCTTCTGAACTAAATGCAAATAAGCTTGGAATAAGTGTTACATTTGCTAATAGTGAAGCAAATAGCATTTCCACTCAAAACGATTATTCTAGAATCGGATTGCTTCAGAATCCAAAATATGCAAATGTAGAAATAACTTATGCATATATCCTTGTTCCATTTGGCGGAACTATTACATCTAATAGTTCTAGTGCAATTATAACTTCCACTAATACTACAGTCAATACATATATTTCTGCCGGATATCAAATCTATCTTACTTCAAATTCATTTTTGTTAGGCACTGTTGCATCTACAAATACTTCAGCTATAACTCTTACTGCAAATGCAACTCTTACTGCAAATGCAACAGCTGTCGTTGTTCCACTTAGCGGAACTATTACATCTAATACTGCTAGTGCAATTATAACTTCCACTAACACTACAGTTAATACCTATATTTCTGTTGGATCTCAAATATATCTTACTTCAAATTCATTTTTGTTAGGCAACGTTGCATCTACAAATACTACAACTATAACTCTTACTGCAAATGCAACAGCAAATCTTACTGCTAATGCTGTAAGCTTCTCTTCAGCTGCAAATCTTACTGTTAATGCTATAAGCTACTCTTCAGCTACTTCAAATGTTGGTATATTTTTATCTGGTGAACAAGTTGTACAAGCAATTGGTGTGAATACTTCACTTAATACTTTTACCAGCATAGTTCAAAACTATTCTTATACTGTAGGTAATTATGTAACTCTTGGATTTAGTGCTGCTACATCTCTGGCTGCTAATGATATAATCTATCAAAATTCACCTGTAGCAAATGGAATTGTTGTAAAAATAACTGGCAATACAGCACTAGTCAGAAAAGATTCTGGATCATTTACTACTTCTACTACAATATTTAAATCTGGAAACACCCTTGTTAATAATAGTATCAATGCAGTTTCTGCAGGATTTACGAATACTGTATTTGGATTAGATTCCGGTTCAAATTCTCTATTTGCATTAGCTGCTACAAATGCAATTGATGTTTATCTCAATGGAAATAAGATCTTTAATCATGGTTTATTGCCGTCAAATACTCCAACTATAAGTTACTCTACCAATTCTACTGCGGTAACTCTATGGAATAAAACGCTATCAAATACTGATGTAGTGTCTATAAATAAGTATGTGACTACTGCAGTATTATCTAATACACAATATTCTGCAGTAGGAACTGTTCAAACTTCAAATAGTACTGTATTAAAATTAACAAATGTAAGTGGAGTGTTTATTACCGGTGCAAATGTAGCTGGACAATTATCTGGAGCATATGCAAATGTTTCTTCTGTTACACAACCATCGGAAACATTTGTTCAGACACTAAAACTTACTGGAACATATCAAGTCGGATCTAATACCTTTGTTATAGATGATTATTGTCAACAAGATACTCCTGGATCTAATGGTGCATACGGTTATATTCAGGCTATTGATGCTCCAGTAGGCGGTGGGAATACTACATATAATTTCTATCTTACTGCTGTAAAGGGTGAATTTGAAACTGGTGGAAGTAAGACAATTCAATCAGCATCTGGTGGTAAAATTGTAGATGTGAGTGCCATAAGACAACCAGATCTTGTTAAATACAGTGGTGATATAGTTTATGCCGAGAATATAACTGCAGTCAGTAGATCAAATACCCAGTCTGAAACCATCAAACTGGTTTTGAATTTTTACTAAGAGGACCTAGATGCCATTAGATACTAATTTTAACGTCGATCCATATTACGACGATTTTGACGAAGCAAAGAATTTTCATAGGATCTTATTTAGGCCAGCTGTAGCCGTACAAGCCCGTGAGCTTACACAACTACAAACAATTCTACAAAATCAGATTGAGCGCTTTGGCGATAACATCTTTGTAGAAGGCACTGTAATTCAAGGATGCAGTATTAGCACTGATTCTTCATATGACTATGTAAAACTTCCAGATCTTAGAGTAGATGGTCAAACTACAGTCCCCTCAAATTACGTAGGATTACGTGCAGTATCTGCTACTACTTCTAATCTACAAGCCATTGTAGTCAATAGTGTGAATGGACTAGAATCTCAGAATCCAGATCTACATACAATCTATGTAAAGTATCTAAATAGTGGAACTAGTGGACAAAAGGTCTTTGCTGCTGATGAACAACTAACATTCTATTCAAATACAGATCCATCAAATACCACAACACTATCTACTTCACTCACAGTTAAGGTTGCACCTTCTCAGATCAATTCTATAAACACCAATCCAATTGGTACTGGATATTCATTTACAATTGGTGAAGGAATTATTTTCCAAAAAGGATTCTTCATTAAAGTTGGATCACCAATTACTGCAATCATTTCAAAGTATTCTAGTGCACCAAATAATCTTTCTGTTGGATTCTCAACTGTAGAATCGGTAGTTACTGAATTTACTGATTCTTCTCTTCTAGATAATGCTTCTGGATATACAAATGTTAATGCTCCTGGTGCTAATCGACTAAAGCTCACACCCACTCTAACTGTAGCTAATAGCAACGCTCTTCCATCAAATAACTTCTTATCTATTGCTGATTGGAATAATGGAAATATAGTTAGACTAAGACAAACTACTCAGTATAATGTCATTAACAAAGAAATGGCCCGTCGTGAATATGAAACAAACGGGGACTTTGTAGTAAATCCATTCAAGATAAATTCAGATGTTAATCCAGCCAATTCTAGTACATTTAATGCTTTAGTCAGTTCAGGACTAGCTTATGTAAATGGATATAGAGTTAGTTTAGAAAATTCTTCTAAGTATGAAGTTCGTAAAGGTACCGATACAATATCTCTAACTGGCCAGAATATTTCTGCTTCATACGGAAATTATATAGTAGTCAAAGAAGTAGCAGGATACTTTACAATTGGATCTACTGTTACTTTATATGATGCAGTTACTTCTGCTCTAAGTAATAGAACATATGCTTCAATATCTCCACTTGGAAATGCAATAGGTACAGCTACGGTATTGTCATTCTCGTATTCTGATGGAACTGTTGACACTCCAGCCGCAGAATATTATCTGTATCTAACAAATATTCAAATGAATAGCGGCAAATCTTTCTCTTCTACAAGAGCATTTGCCGCTACAGGAAATACTGGTGTAGCTGATGCTATATTAACATATAGCACAACATTAGATAGTAATGTAGCTGTACTTATTGATCCAAACTTTAGTAAGACTACTTTCTACACTGGAAAGTCATATGTAAAAACATTAGCCCCATCAGCTAATGTTAAAACTTCATTTGTATTCCGCAAAAATGATATTATAAATGTAAATTCTAATGGTGTATCTTCAGCTGTAACGCTTACTGGAACACAGCAATTCTATTACGGAACTGGAACATTAACATCATTGCAAGAACAAGCTGTAATTGTTATTCCAAGTTCAAATGTTATTGTAACTAATGCTACTGGAACTATTGTTGCAAATAGTACAACTCCAAATATCACTGGAACAAATACTATATTCTTGACTTCTTTCCAAGAAAATGATTATATAAGAATTGCAAACTCTACTGTCAATGAAATTAGGCAAATCAAAAGCATCGTTAATAATACACTATTGATAACCACAAATAGTGTTACTAATGCTTATGCATCTGGCACTCTTGCTAAAGCATATCCAAAAAATATTCCAATTAATTTTGCAGATCGTAATTCAACAATCAGTCTAGCAAATACTAAATCTATGTCATTTACGCTAAGAAGCGCAGCTAATACTGTAGAAACTTTAGAATCTGCCGCAGCAAACGTAAATATCTATTATGATGTTAAATCAACTAATACTGCAGCAATTCAAAAGACTGTTAACCAAAATAGAACAGTTTGTATTGATACTGCACTATTCTTACCATTTACAGCAAATGTTACATGTAATACTGCCACAAATATCATTACTACTACAAATAGTTCTTTCAGTAGCTATGTATCACCAGGTTATAAAATTTATCTTTCTGGTACTAATGCTAATACAGCTCTTCTTGGTACAGTAGCAGCATCAATTAATTCTACTGCAATAACTCTAGTTGCAAATGCTACGTCCAATTGCTTTACTTTTGTTCCACTTGGCGCAACTATTACATCTAGTACTGCTAGTGCAATCATAACTTCTACTACTGTTTCACTTGGCGGAACTATTACATGTAATACTGCAAATGCAATTATAACTTCCACTAATACTACAGTTAATACATATATTTCTGCTGGATATGATATCTATCTTACTTCAAATTCACTATTTTTAGGTACAGTTGCATCTACAAATACTACAGCTATAACTCTTACTGCAAATGCAACAGCAAATCTTACTGCTAATGCTATAAGCTATTCTTCCGTTAATACATATATTTCTGCTGGATATCAAATATATCTTGCTAATAATTCACTATTTTTAGGTACAGTTTCAACTACAAATACCACGACTATAACTCTTACTGCAAATGCAACAGCAAATCTTACTGCTAATGCTATAAACTTCTCTTCAGCAACTAATCAGATTACAATGTCTGCTAATAGTTCAGTTGGGCCAAACGGTCCATGGTATCTTGGTCTACCAGATGTATATAAGTTAAGAAGTGTTTATAGAGTTCCAGCTGGTAATGCATTTAGTAATAGTTCTACTAATGATATCACATCTAGTTTTGCACTTAAAACAAATCAAACAGATACTACATACGGAATTTCACAACTTATAAGAAACCCTGGCGCTGGTAGTATTCCAGTATTTAATGGTGATAAGTTAACTGTAGTATTTGATGTATTCACAATTCCTAGTAGTACTGGTGTAGGTTTCTTCTCTATAAATTCATATCCTATTGATGATGCAAATACTGCAAATACTGCAGCCATTCAGACGCAAAACATTCCAACTTATACTACTTCTACTGGACAAGTTATCCGTCTAAGAGACTATATTGATTTTAGAGCTTATGTATCCAATACAATTACTCTTGCTGCTACTGTAAACTTAGCTAATGCTTCTTCAAATGCTGCAGTCATCAATCCACTAGTAAGTAATACGTTTACTTCTAACGGATATATTACTCCAGATCAATCATTTGGTTATGATATGGATTATTATGTTGGCAGAATAGATAAAGTACACTTAAGTCCAGCTGGCGGAGTTAATATTATTGAAGGCGATGCTGCAGAAACACCTCAGGCACCAGCAAGTCCATCAACTGGAATGACTATTGGTTCTATTGTTGTTCCTCCGTATCCTACTTTAGTAGCTTCTCAAGTTACGCCTCAAACTAATGGACAACCAACAGTATCTACTTCTGTAAATCAAACTCGTAGATATACTATGAAAGACATCAATGGTCTTAATAAGAGAATATCTAGACTAGAGTATTATTCATCTCTATCTCTACTTGAACAAAAGACTAAGAATTTAGTAATTAAGAATAGCACAACTGGACAAGATCGATTTAAGAATGGTATTTTTGTAGATAATTTTGAATCTACTTTTGGATCCAATCTAAAAGATAAAGAATACTTTACTTCATTTGATCCAGCAGAATCTTCTATTATTCCACGCTTTGATCAATTTAGAATTGATCTACAATATAATACCAATGAAAACGCTAATACTGTTCTTCATTCTCATACAAAGACTAATGATGTAGTCACATTAGCGTATACAGGAGTTCCATATTTAACTCAAAATACTGCTACACGTTATCGTAGTTGTACTGAAGGATATTATAATTGGATTGGCACAGCATTCACAATTCCTCTATATGATGTATTTGTTGATACTAGAATTCCTCCGAAACCACCAATATTTCCTCCCCAGCCACCAGTTCCAGATCCACCGGTGATAATATACGAGCCACCGGATCCCGACCCGCCAGGACCTGGCGATCCTCCTGTAGATCCCCCTGTTGTAGGACCTACAGTTTGTGTTTTACCAACCCCCGCATGGCCAAGACCTCAAAGTGGAAATATGGTATGGATATCCGAACTTGATACTGCAATAGTATTACGAGGTGATTTTGTTAATGGAACAACAGTATATAATAGCCAAACAGGATATTATGAGGTCGTAGATACAGCTACATATGGCTATAGTATTGCGATTGATTATATCGGTGAAGACCCAAGTATTATATATCAACAAGGTACTACTGATCCTGTAATTCCACCCATATCAGTAACTGCAGATATTCCACAACCTCCCCCAGTGGAAACTTTTCCTTTTGTTGAAGCGGTTGAATCTACTGACGTTTCTTATACTATAGATACTACTACTTCTGATACTACTTCTGATGTTAATGATGATTATTCTAATTACTATTATTATAGCAATGATTGGTAAAGTAGTAAATAGTATGAAATATTTTAGAGTTAAGGAATAACTATGTCAACACCTACACCTATCATTTCTTCACCGGGTAGTGCTATAACTCCAGCTGTTGCTGGAAAAAATACTATATCAGCATCAGAATATAGATGTTCTGCTGATAATATAACTTTTATTAGAGAACAAGATATTGCAGTATACGCAACTGGTCTTCGTTCAAGCACAAGAATGTATGTGTTTTTTGATGGAATAAGAGTTTCAGAGTTTACAACTCCAGCTACTACAGATTTTACAAAAGCAAATCTTTCTCTTGCAGATTTTCATGCTGCTGGATCTCGTGGTGATGCTACGTATACAGATGCTAATGGTAGATTTGCTGCTATATTCCACATTCCACAAGCCTCTTTCTTTACAGGTGAGCGCCAAGTTATTATTACAGATGTTAATAATTTAAATAGCCGTTCTTCTACTACTAAGGCATCATATACTTTTAATTCATTTAATAATAAGGCTCCAGTTAGCCTCCCGGAGCAGCCAAAGGAACCAAATCCTATTAATGCGGCGGATTTCTTGGCGAGCATCTATATGGATCCATTAGCACAATCATTTTATGTTGGGCCTGATGGCCTTGATGGAGCAGATGGTATATTTGTAACTAGCTTAGATTTATATTTTAAGTCTAAAGATTCAGTTCAAGGTGTTACAGTTGATATCAGACAAATACAAAATGGAGTTCCAACGCGATCTATAATTCCTTATTCAACAGTAAATATTTTACCAGCTAGTGTTAATATTTCTAATAATGCAAATACTGCAACTACAGTAACATTTAAAGCACCAATCTTCTTACCAGCAGACAATTATTATGCAATTACTATTACTCCAGATGGTGGAAATCCGGGATATAGCGTCTATACTTCTGCTGTAGGCGGAGTAGATTTACTAACAGAAAATCCAGTAGTTAAAAACTGGGGTCAAGGTGATCTCTTTAGTTCTACAAATGGAAATACTTGGAACCCAATTCCAAATGAATTCTTGAAATTTACATTGAATAGAGCCAGCTTTACTTCTAACGCAAGCAGCTCAGTAAGCCTAGTCAATAAAGATTACGAATTCTTTTATATGAGTAATAATTATGGTTATTTTGAACAAGGTGAATATGCATTCCAATTAAGTTCTAATCTATCATTCAGCAATAGTACAGCTAATAGTAGTAATGTATCCATAAATCAAAATACTTACACAGTAACTCTTAATGGATTAACTGGAACTATTACAAACGGATTTACACAATTTAATAATACTTCAATCTTAATTGCGTCAGATGGCGGTGCTAATGCTTTATATGATACGGTATTTGTTGCTAATGTAACAAATACTACTTCAATGACTATTAAGAATGTTCCGTTATTTTCTGGAAATAATATAGTTCTTCAGTCAACACCAGTCGGTAAAGTTTATACCTATGATCTTAACTATCTAGATCTTACTCTAGTAGATTCTAATGCAGCTAATGGTACCTTTAAGTTTACACAGAATTCAACTATAGTTGGTGTAACATCTAGAGCAAATACTCAGATTGGACTTATCCGAGATCGTGTTATTAATAAATTTGTACCATTTTTTCACAATATGACTCTACAGGATGCCACAATTGAATTACAACTTTTAAATACAATTGCTGGAACTTATGGAAATACAGAAGTAAAATCATATAGTACCTCAAGCGTTAATAGTATACTCAATAATGAAATTGTAATTGCTTCTAAATCAAGTGAAATTACAAATATGGGTGGTAGAAAATCATTTTCTGCTAATCTTGTATTAAGTTCAAATAGTGGATTTGTAAGTCCAGTTGTTGATGTTCCAACTTCATCTGTACTTGCTTATCGTAATATGATTACTAATCAGTACTATGGTGAAAATACCAAGAATGGTCTAGCCATTAATAAGTATATTTCTAAGACTATTACATTAGCTTCTGAATTAGATTCAGAGGATCTTGTAGTCTATATTGATGCATATCGTCCACAAGGTACAACTATTAACGTATACGGAAAGTTTTTATCAGCCGCAGATCCAGAAGCATTTGATTCAAAAGATTGGACACTGCTTCTTAATGATCAGTATTCATCTACATTATATTCTGATTCAACAAATCTATCTGATGTAAAAGAATTTAAGTTCTCAATCCCAACCTCACCATTCTCAACTATTAAGACTGGCGCAATTACTACTAGCAATTCAGGAGCTACTGTAACTGGTATTAATACTACATTCACAACGGATATTAAGATTAATGATCTTGTCAAGATCTATAGTGATTCTACAAAGGCTACTTTCCAAATATCTAAAGTAACAGCAATTGCTAATAATACTTCTATAACAATAGATAATAATTCAGCTTTTACTACTACTGTCGGATCTTACGAAAAAGTAGATTTCCCGCTTACTGCTTTTATTAATGAGCAGAATGGAAATATTGTCAGGTATTATAGTTCTTCAGGTGTGCCATATGATACATTCATTACATATGCTATCAAGATTGTTTTAGCATCTGAGACATCTTATATAGTTCCGCGCGTTCTAAATCTAAGAGCAATTGCAGTAACATAATGACAGTACTTAATCAAAGATATGTTAAGACCGATGCAGAAAATTTCATAAGAGACAGAAAAAATGCAGCTGTGTTAAATACAGATCTAGATTCACTTGTAGCATATAAAAAAGAACGTGAAAGAATTTTAAGAGCTGACTCTATAGTTGAAGATGTTAATTCTCTAAAGAAAGAGTTTTCTGAAATTAAAGACTTATTAATTCAACTTGTGAATAAGCAATAAATATAAGAAAGTTACTTAGGAATAGTTAATGGCTAAGCAATACGCAAATATACAACCAGGATTTGATACCTTTGCCGCGTGGGTGACAAAGACCAATAATCTTTTAGACGATATGACCAATATTGTTGTGACGATTGCTGCAAACAGTACTGGTGGTATTACTACTGGCAATGCTTATATAAATGGTACTCTGTCTAGTCCAACTGGTGCGTTTAATACAATTCGTGGTGGTAATGTAAGCACCAATGCGGCTTTAACCATTGCTTCTAATGTTTCCATTGCAAATAGCTATGCGCTTACCTTTGGTAATGCCACAGTTAACTCTAGTATCAGTGCTACTGCACTTGTTGTTGGATCTAATGTTGCCACATTTGGTAATACATTATATAGTGTTGCTAATGGCAACGTCGGCATCGGAACTACTCAGCCTACCTTCCGCTTTGTAGCGGCCAATAACTCCAATGACGGCATGTGGGGCGATTCTGCAGCTACGCTATCCACTATGGGCTTGGGTGGTTACAGCAGTGGAGCAGGCGGTGCTTTTCAAATTAAGTATGAGCGTTCTACTGGCACAACAACGTTCAACTGCGGCAGTAGAGACACGTTTACCCCGAGTATGCATATCTCCGCCGCGGGCCAGGTCGGCATTGGCAATACTACTCCAACAAATGTATTATCTGTTCAAGGTAATACCTATATCTCGGGCGGCATTGTTGCTAATGGATCCATTGGTTCTAATGGTCAAGTATTGACATCTAATGGTACCGGTATGGCTTGGGCTAATGCTACTGGCGGCGGTGCTAATGGTGTTACAACCTTTAATACTAGAACCGGAGCAGTTTCTCTTACTGCTGCTGATATTACAGGCAACTCTACTATCGGGTTAAACTATACTCCTGTAAGTTCTAATACCTCTGGAACAATTAATGGTTCTTTGACTCTAACTTCTGGTGATCTAACTCTACGCGATGTGATTTCTTCTAGAGACATTAGAGCAGGAAACTCTACAGTCAACTCTACCATCAATGCTACTGCACTTGTTGTTGCGTCTAATGTTGCCACATTTGGTAATGCGGTATATATTGTTGCTAATGGTAATGTTGGTATTGGGACGGCTTCGCCTAGGGGCCTGTTTCACGTAACTGCAGCTGCTAACGACTCTTTTCTTATTCGTGGCCATCTACAACTAGCAAATGGCATTTCCTTGTATTCTGCAACCGCTAACAATGACAACGTTAAAGCAATGGAATTTGCGGCGTCTTCGTTTTACTTTAACACTGGCTATGTTGGCATTGGCAATACTACTCCAACAAATATATTATCTGTTCAAGGTAATACTTATATCTCAGGTGGTATTATTGCTAATGGATCCATTGGTTCTAATGGTCAAGTATTATCATCTAATGGTACCGGATTATATTGGGCATCTAGTAGTGGAGCCACACTTACTGCCAATAATACCGATACACAGACATACTACTTCCCAATGTCAAATACAACTTCAGGTGCTTGGTCTAATGGCGTAATTTCTAATACTCAGCTTTATTTTGTTCCTTCTACTGGAACTCTGAATTCTACTATCTTTAATTCTCTATCTGATGCAGCTGCCAAGGATAATGTAGAGACAATTGCTGATGCAACAAGAATTGTTAATCAACTTACTGGTGTAACGTTTAACTGGAAGACTACTGGTGACAAATCATCAGGTGTGATTGCTCAGGATCTTGAAAAGATTATTCCATTCCTAGTAACAGATACTGATGGAACAAAGAGTGTTAATTACTCTGGTTTGATAGCGTATTTAATTCAATCAGTTAAAGAACTATCGGCCAAGGTAGATAGGCTGGAGAATAACTAGTCATGGCTACTAATTTTAAGACTAATGGCCTAGATGTAGATATTGCTTATGCTAGTTATGTTTTTCTTAATATAGGAAATTTATATGGATTTGGACGAGGTACATCTGGTCAACTAGGTAATGGAACTGCTGTTTCTAGATCATCACCAGTTCTAATTGGATCAAGTGCTTGGGCTAGAGTTGTTGCTTCACTTAGCCAGGCTACTGTAGCTATTAAAATGGATGGCACTCTTTGGTCTTGGGGAATTAATGGTTCTGGTCAACTTGGTTTGGGTGATATAACTAATAGATCATCACCAGTACAAGTTGGTGCATTGACAGCTTGGAATAGAGTAGCTTCTAGCTTTGGTCAACACACTTTAGCCGTTAAAACAGATGGTACTCTTTGGGCTTGGGGAAAAAATGATGGGGATGCCAATCTTGATGGCGGCGGTGCACTTGGTGATGGAACTATTGTTAGTAAATCATCACCTGTACAAGTCGGGGCTGGAACTACATGGTCATTAGTAGCTGCTGGCGGATATTCTTCTTTTGCTATTAAAACAGATGGTACTCTTTGGGCATGGGGAGCTAATGGTTATGGTCAACTTGGTTTGGGTGATCGTACTCATAGATCATCACCAGTACAAGTTGGTGCATTGACTACATGGTCTAAAATAGCTGGTGGTTACACTCACTGTTTAGCTATTAAAACTGATGGTACTCTTTGGTCATGGGGATCTAATAATTATGGTGCACTTGGTCTAGGTGATACAACTAGTAGATCATCTCCAGTTCAAATTGGTGCATTGACTACATGGTCAAGTATATCAACCGGATATCCAACTAATATAGCTATCAAAACCGACGGCACTCTTTGGGGTTGGGGAGATAATACTTCTGGTAAACTTGGTTTAGGTGATAGTACTCATAGATCATCACCAGTACAAGTTGGTGCATTGACTACTTGGTCAAAAGCTTCTATTGGCGATCAGCACTGTTTAGCTATTAAAACTGATGGCACTCTTTGGTCTTGGGGTTCCGCAACAGTAGGACAATTAGGCAGTGGAAATACTACTAGTAGATCGTCTCCAGTTCAAGTTGGTACATTGACTACATGGGTTGGTGTTAGTTCCGGCTACGGTCATTCTATGGCGCAATACTTATATAATTCTCCACCATAAATAGATAATATAACTTAGGGAAATACTATGAATTACGGACTTATAGATAACGGATATATGAAAGTTGGTCCACGCAACTATGCCAGAGTTTTCTTTGAAGATTACCTGAAGTCTTGCGGTATTACATTTGATCTTCCTGGCTCATATGATTCTCTGGAGCCTATTGTCATTAGTGATACTATTAAGATTGCTCCAGTAACAGATCTTACTATTCCAGCTTTCAATTATCCTACACAGCAACTTGCTGGTCCATTCTGGAATACTAATGAAAATCCAGTCACTGGATGGTATGATGTTGCTCCAGTAGACCTTGATTCTGCTAAGAATAAGCTAAAGGAATTATTAGCAGATAAACGTTATGAAAAAGAAACTGCTAATATAGATATTGTTGTACAAGGCCAAACTATATCTGTTAGTAAGAAACGTGGTCCACCACGAAATATTTGGATTAATATTTTAACTATAATGGCAGATGCTGATATAAAAAATTATAAGTTTAGTGATAAAATTTGGATTGCATTAACTAAATCCGATGTAAGATCTATTGCTGATGCTATTGATAGCAGTGTTCAAGCAGATTTTAATTGGGAATTATCATATATAAATAGAATAGATGCTGCTACTACTGCACCCCAAATTCAAGAGCTTAAGACTGAAATAGAGGGATAAATCATGGCCTCTAATTTTACTAGAGATGGATTAGATCTAGACAGCCTTTTAGTTACTCAGGCTAATAAACAATCAATTCCAATAGCATCTAGAAAATCTGGAAATAATAGTGTCTGGAGTGTATTTGGTCTTGGATATGGTTGGGGAATCAATGACGTAGGCCAACTTGGGATCAATCAGGTTGACGGTGATAGTGGTTATCCAGATTATACTCCTATTAGCAGCACTAAGTTGGATCCAAACCAAATAGTGGTAGTTACTGACTGGAATTCAGTTTCAGCTGGCCAACATGGATGCGGTATTGATACTTCTAGTCGTTTATGGTCATGGGGATGGAATCAAAATGGTCAACTTGGTTTAGGTGATACAACTAGTAGAATATCACCAGTACAAGTAGGTGCATTAACTAATTGGTCATCAGTATCTGCATCGTATGGGTATTGTCTAGCAATTAAAACTGATGGTACTCTTTGGTCATGGGGACAAAATGAAGCCACTAGTGGTCAACTTGGTCTAGGTGATAGAACTCATAGATCATCACCAGTACAAGTGGGTGCATTGACTGCATGGTCATTAGTATCTGCTGGCACATATCACTCTCTATCAATTAAAACTGATGGCACTCTTTGGTCATGGGGACTGAATACTAATGGTCGACTTGGTACTAGTGATACTACTCATAGATCATCACCAGTACAAGTTGGTGCATTAACTACTTGGTCTAAAATAGCTGCAGCAACTAATCATTCTCTAGCTATAAAAACAGATGGCACTCTTTGGTCATGGGGAGAAAATACTAATGGTCAACTTGGTTTGGGTGATCGTACTCATAGATCATCACCAGTACAAGTGGGTGCATTGACTACTTGGTCTAAAGTAAGTGCCGGGCATTTTGGTTCTCTAGCAGTCAAAACTGATGGCACTCTTTGGGCATGGGGAAATAATGGTTATGGTCAACTTGGTCTAGGTGATATAACTCATAGATCATCACCAGTACAAGTTGGTGCATTAACTACTTGGTCTTCAATATCTGCAGGGTATCTCGGTTCTGCAGCTATTAAAACTGATGGCACTCTTTGGGCATGGGGAAATAATGAGAATGGTCAAGTTGGTGATTTTTCACAAACTAATAGGTCATCACCAGTTCAAGTCAGCTCCATCATGGGCACCGTCGCGCCAGGAAAAAATTGGTCATCAGTAGTTACAGGATGGTCTTTTAAGCTAGGAATAATAAAACAAGATTTAAGTTAATTATGGAGAATTTATATAATGCAACAAGATCCACTTGGATTTATAATTGAGTTTCTTAAAAATACAGATGAACTTAAAGCAGGTTCAGAACTTCTAAAAGTATTTAGAAAATATTCCAATCAACTTCAACAACTTGATCAGCTTGGTATGCACTTCAATGAAATGAAGGACTATTATAGTGCACTGGAGTGCGCTCAGAAAGCATTAGAATTATCAACTACTGAAGAACAAAGATATGCTACTAGATCAAATCTAGCAAAGCTTTATAATCATACTAATGATCCAGAAATTTCTATGCAGTATTCTAAACAGAATCTTGCTATTAATCCAAAAGATTATGAAGCTTTAATGGAAATGATCTTCTCGTATTATCTTTCTGGAGATTTTGATCGATCACACCAAGAAATCAAGAATCTACTTCAGGATCCTATGGTTCCAGATAATGTTCGTCTACGCTGTGAATTCAATCTAGGATCTTATCTGATTGATGAAGGAGAATTCAAGCAAGGTGTTCTTAATTTTATTGATGTTGGTCACAGAATTGGAATCTGGAAGAAGTATGATTTACCCCTAGCTCACTGGTACGGAGAAGTCATTCCAGGAAAGACTGTTGCTATTATTGCTGAAGGTGGCATTGGTGATGAAGTAATCAATATTCGTTTCATGGAAAATATCAAAAAACTTGGTATGAATCCAATATTTGTTACTTCAAGAAAGAATACTGCAGAACTTTTCAGAAAGAATGGATTTAATGTAGTTGCTAGTATAAAAGAAGTCCCTTCAGATGCTCTTGGAATCAGATCTATGTATCTTCCAATTGCTCTAAATCTTGATAAGAATGAACTTTGGAATGGACCATATCTCAAGCCAGATCCTGACTATATTGAAAAATGGAAGAAGCTTCTACCTAAAGGTAAAAAGATTGCTATCCGATGGGCAGGCAATATGTACTATGATCAGGATCTACATCGTACAGTTCCATTAGAGAAATATAATGAAGTATTGAATTTTTCTAGAGATGATATTACATTTGTTTCAATACAAAAAGATGAATATGAAGGAATAGAGAATTATTCCAAGATATTTAATGCTGCACCACATCTAGAAGATCTTGATGATCTATTGGCGTGTTTATCACTTATGGATTATACTATAAGTAGTTGCACCTCAGTAGCCCACGTGTGTTCTGCAGCTGGATTCCCAATTACAGTATGTCCTCCTATTGCTACGTATTATACATGGCTAGGTGATTCTAAATGGTACGGAGATAACTGCACTATTCTGCGTCAAAGAAAGTGGAGAGATTGGTCTCATTTGGAGCAACTAAAAGCCGTCCTATGATTGAAAAACAATTTTTTTTTCTAGCTGGTCTTCCCAGAAGTGGAAGCACAGTACTAG